CTCTGCCAGTACTGGAAATATAGTAAGATTTTCTCCAAACTGCAGGCTCAGTGTCATCATTATGAAGGTATGGCCAATTGATGGGTCCTTGATTTGGTAACCACATGGCGTTGTTTTTTCTTCTCTTAGTTTGATTGCCTGACAGCAGTTCCCAACAATAGTTATTGCGTTGAGTAGTTTGTTGTCCAGTCCAGTCACTAAATGTCGCAGTTCTACTGACTTGAACAATGTCTGGTATTTCACCTACATTGTCGCAAGTGGCAATATACATATTACCATCATAAACAACCACGTTGTCAGTATAATATTGTGTGGCATTGCTCCATGCACCAGTCCATCTAAAGCCAGAAGATAATTCTTCCCAATACTGCCAACCTTGCCATATAGAACTGATCGTGATTGTAGCAGAGTCTGCTACACCAGTAGTACCATCTTGTTTATAATATAGTGTGCTTGGTGCACCTAGAGGCACAGTGATTTCAACATATGCACCGGGGGTTCCAGGGGTTCCACTAGTTGTTACGCCTGTGGTATATGTGGTACCATCAGTGGATGTGGCAAATCTAAAATTAACACCGTTCATTGAGTTAGAATAAACATAAAATCTATATCTATGACCTTTTTCAAGAGTGATGTTAGGATTTATTCTACCATTTAGAAAAAACTTACCACCGACTTTGGTTACATTATAAATTACAGGTGGTTTATTAGGATCAAAACTAACACCATAGGCACTTTGACGATATCGTTTACCAGGAGCTAGTCTGTTTAGACCGTCACCACTCACACTGGCGGAGTGTGTCTGCTTACATATCCATACTTCACCTTGATGATGAACAATGTCATCTTTTTCGTAATTGGTACCAGTAGCCCAATCACCTTTCCATAAAAATTTTACTTTACCAAGATCTAATATTGCCATTTTATTTTCCTTTTAACCTAACATCACTGGTCGCATAACGTTATAATGATCACCTGCAACAGTTCCTGTTACACTGAAACTACTGTTGTATCCTGCCTCGTACACCCGTCCGTCTGAAGCTAGCCAATAGCATCTAGTATAGCTAGTACTAGAACTGTCAGAATATCCCATAAAGCAAACATCCGTCACTTTACCTGCTAGACTTGGTGGCATTTTTACCATAGTAAAAGCACGTTGTCCTGTGGATTCCTTACCGTTGCCATCAGTAAAACCATAGTGTTGAGTACTGGTATTTCCTAGACTTAATTGTCCGTAGCCATTGTATCCTGCAGCATAGCTCCAACCATCTGAAGTACAAACTACTACGGATGTATTATTACCGCCAGTACTACCGCCCATAGCAGTTAGTCGAGTAACACCAGTTAGTGCAGTTTCTACGTTGTTGATTGATCTGTAGCACTCTTGAGCTGTATTATAGCTTGTGTTGGTTCCTTGAATACCCAATTGGCCTACATTATTTGCTCCGCAGGCCCAAAGTTTTTTACTAGCCACATCAGTTACGTACATGCTTGCAAACTGGCTTGCTGTGATCCATACATCTTCTGCACTTTCACTAGCGCCCGGACCTGAAGTAACTACGACAAAACTGTTTTGTTGGCTGGTGTTACCTAACATAAACTGTCCAGCAGCATTATATCCAGCAACATAAATTGAACCTTTACTGGTCAAAATTGCTGTTGATTGAAACTGTGTGCTTACGCCTGTGCATGTAGCAATTTTTCTAATTGTGCCTACGCCAGCAGTGGTCCATGTTTGCGTGGTAACTTCTGTAGGAACTAATACACCTGTGCTTGTTGTGCCTAGCCCTAAATGACCGTAGTTGTTATATCCCCATGCATATAGCTGATTTTTTTCAGTTAATGCCATAGTCCATCCGTATTCGCCACCACCAGCCCAAATGCCAACAACTTTTTCACCTGATAGCAGGTTAAAGAATGCCTTGGGAATTAGTACAGGAATGTTTCTATTTGTGGTACTGTTATCACCTAGTTGACCGTAGGCATTATATCCCCAAGTGTAAACGTTACCGTCCTCATCCAAAGCCACACAGTGGTGTACGCTGGCGTTTCTTTCATCAGTTGATGTTGCTATACGTTTAATTCTAGCATTTCTTAAAATGTGTGTGCTGGTATTAGTTGCCAATGCTGTTTCAGAATATGTGCCGCCAGGACGTGCTATACGTCTTGAACTATTGCTTCTATCACCACTTTGTCCTTGTGCTCCATATCCTATGTGATATAACTCTCCGTTATTGAATAAAAGCAGTGCCCAATCGTAGCCCTGTTCTACCTGTATTAGTCTAGGTATTTGATTGTCTGGTGTTGAATGTACACCTGCACCGCTGTTGCTAGTCGATCTAAACCAATCATTAAAGAAAAAGCTGGCTGTGGTTGAGTGTGGTCCTACAGTAAAGTTGTTTGGTTGTGAACTATTAGTGTCAAGTCCCCAATATCTGTATTGACCACTTTGTGTTATCAATGATCCACGATCATAGGTCATAGCATGACAATGATTTAGGCCTTTTAGATAAGGTGCTTCTGTTTCACCAACTCGCCCGTAACCAGGAAACTGTACAATCTTACTAGGATCTGAACCCTGTGCCATCCAAGACTGTGTTACATTTTGATTTACTAGACTTACTGAACCTTCATGATAAGACTGCAGGCTAATCGGAGTCCAATATGTTACGTTTAAAGGAAGAAAAGTTGTTGTGCCGTTACTGGTATGATCTAATATACAAATAAACACCTGTGATGATGTTCTAGTATGTGTTCCAGAACCTGTTGATCCTGTAGTATAGTTAACTGTATATCTAACAACATCGCCCACTTTGTAAGCTGTGGCAGTGTTATTATGATTGCCTCTCCAATTAAAGGCACTTTGCCAAACAGTAAATTTTGTTATATCTGTTGGCAGTGTTCCTGCTGTTGCGTCGGCGGTACATAAGTACCATTTACCGTTGTAGTAAACTACGTCATCTACAGAATAGGCTACTGAGCCGCTGTAAACTCCTTGTTTAACAAATCTTGTTGATCCTAGTGCAGTTGTTGGCATGTTTATCTTCCTTAATCCTTATTACATAGTAATTATCAAATGGCCCGCAGCATTGATTGAAAAACTTGATCTTTCTTGACCAATATATGCTTGAGTTACTGTGGTATCTGAATCATACACATGTGTAACAGTATTGGCCGTACTTGCATGTTCTTCTTGATACTGAATTCTTCCTGTGCTCTTTTCAAATGATAAATTTTGAATAGTTGGGGCATATGTATAATCAGTATAAGTTTTGTTAGTTAAATGTGTACCAGATGTTGGTGCCACAGATGTTGTTGGTATTCTATTGAATACAATTATTGCTGTTGGATCAATTGTGGTCATTACCAAATTCAATGCACCTGTGGCAGTGATTTGATTGCCCAGCAGTTCCATACCACCTAACGTTATTGAGTTAGCAGTGATATTAGAACCACCAGCACCAATAATATTTTCAACAAATGTTTTGACAGCTCGTTGTGTTGGTACAATGTCGTTGGCATCAGCAGTTAATAACGGATCTGCTGAAAACTCTCTAATAGCAACACCTGAGCCACCAAGTGCTACTGCACCAAGTTGTAGTTGATTCAATCCTGATAAGTTGAACGCATCAGCATTCAACGTAGCAATACCTGTGGCCTGTTCAACTAAGAACAATTCACCAACCCTAAAGTTACCATCTTGGTCTGTACTGGTGTAAAACACACGACCACCACCGTATTCAACAACCTCATTTGCTTGTGCTGGAGGTTGTGAGGGTGTTCCTGGATAATTTGTTGTAGTAACACCACCAGTTCCGATATTTAAGAAGTCATGACCAGTTAGTCGAACATTTGAATATCTTTCAGTTATTGTAACAACAGTGCTTTGTGCAGGTGCTGTGGCAATTACAGGACTGACTTGTAGTCTTCCACTGATATTCGGTGACGATCCTGTTTGATTTGTGAATGCCACAATCCTATATGTAATGGAATCGCCTGCTATTGATAGGTTAGAGCCTGGCCTTGGAGCTGAACTTAATCCATTCACATTCAAGTATCCGCCGGTCTGCAAAATATCTGCATAGCCGTCACCAGTTATAGTTGCAGTGGCAGTAGTGTATGACACTCCCCTATTAGTATAGGTAAACTTTGAAATTGCACCATTTTTAATTGAAACTGTGGCTGCTCCTAAAATTGTAGCATTTGGATCAGTGATAACAATTGCTGGCGGGCTTGCAGGGTTGTATCCTGCTCCACCATCAATGATATAAATGTCTATTAATTCACCAGCTTCAACTACTGCACGTAATTTTGCAGGAGTACTTGGTGCTGCGCCACCTGTAAGTGACACTCTTGGTTCAATTCTATATCTTGTTGTTTCGTTTAGTGTAGTTTCAACAACGCCAGTTGGAATTAAATGATCCCAACCTGGAGTTGTATCTTCTTTGACAATTGTGGCAACTTTTGTGCCGCCATTATAAGCACTAATAATTCCAGTCTGTCCGTATCCTTGACCGTCAATAATAGTAATTCTCATACCATTGTATGCATTTGTGGGTGTTAGATCTGTGACACTTAATGTGATACTTGTTGCTGTGCCTGTTTGAGCATTGTTAAGTGCTGTTTTATGTGTGGTGCCTTCAGTAGTAATATCAACTCGACTGATTGCACCGTTGGTAAACACAGGTGTAATATTTTCACCAGCACCATTACCTGAAATTAAGGCTGCAGCAGATGTATAAGCTTCACCGCCGTTTAGTAATTCTAAAAGAACAATTTGACTTCCTGCACAAATTACATTTCCAACAATGGCTTCATTGTTTCTATTATTTACTGTGCCGGTCTGTGGCGTTTCTGTTGGGTCTCCGTCTTCTGACACAGCACCATATGTACCGTATGAGTTGTTGCCGTTAACACCACGAATTGTTCCACCGTTAGTCGTCAAATATCCAATATAACAAAAATATGTGAATACCGACACCAGTTCTGCTTTGGCTCCACCATTTAACCAAACGCCAATACCGTTATCAATAATTTGTGTAAAATCGTTAGCAACAATACTCTTATTTCCACCGTTGTGTAAAGTACCATCCACTTTTAAACCACACACAGCAGTACCGAATGTAGTACAGTTTTGTACATATGGTGATTTTGTAGTAATCCATACAGTGTTATCTGTGGGCCCAGTGCCTGGATCTAAACTTATATATGACACTGATGTTCTTCTTGTTCCGGATGGTAGTGGGGCACCCAATGAGCTGGTCAAGCCGCTCATTGTAATGTTACGGATGTTACTGCCGTTTCTTAGATAAAACATGTTTGTAGCAGCATATCCGCTAGCCGGTGTCACTGTTACGGTTCTTAACTCGTCGCCAACTAATGAAACAGTTGCTGGAACGCTGATAGGTAATGCTTCTGCATAGCTGCCTGTTTTAATGTTAATAGTTGCAGGACCTGTTACGTTAGCGCAGGCATATGCAATAGTTGCCCATGGGCGGTCAATAGTTTCACCATACCCAACGCTGTCGGTGCCATTTGGGGCTACATAGTAAACTTTTTGTCTTACACCAAAGTAATCCCAAATTGGGTCTGTGCCATCACTCTTTAATACTTTACCAGCATCACCTATTGGAAGATTATAATTTGCGCTGGCTCCGCGAGCAATAAGATCACCGCGATTCAGTGTCACATAGTTACTGTCGCCTTCACTTAGTAGGCCATAATTTACTCCGCTAATATCAAGATCTGGGCGTAATGCACCACTATTTGCTGAAGTGTGTGCAACTTTAACTCTATAGCTACTGCTACCGTAATTTACCACATCACCAGGCTTGTAGTTTTGTCCTGCACTCCAGCTGCCCAAGAAATTTAGACCTTGAACCAATAATTTCCAAGATCCTGTATTTGTTGGCACAGTGTTTGAGTTGTCTGCAATTGCTTCGTAGACATTACCACCGTATTGAACTACGTTACCTACTTCATAGGTGTCAATGCTGTTCCAAATACCTTCGTTCTTATAGCCAGTGGTTAATATGTCCCAATATGAAGTGGCTGTACTAGGAACTTGATTGATATGATTTTGCAGAGATACGTATGAATAACCACCATAGGTTACGATATCGCCTCTTTGATATGTAGTAGCTCCGCTCCAGCTGTCTTCAAATTCTAAGCCTGGAACAAATAATGACCAATTACCAGAATCGGTTACAAAACTAGCAGTAGATGTATGTGCAGTTGTGCATAGATAAATGTTTGCGCCATATTTTACTAAATCATTTAATTTATATGCTACGCTAGATCCGCTCCATGCGCCTTTGTAATCAAAACCTTTAACAATGGCTGAAAACTTTGTGGGATCAAATGTGCTTGTACTGGTATGTGCCGTAGTACAGATATAAGCAATTCCACCATAAACAACGATATCGTTGCTTTCATAAATGGTAGTAGTTGTCCATGTATTTTTAAATTGAATGCCTTCCTGCATTCTTTCCCATTTGATGCTATCAGCAGCAAAAGTCGCTTGTGATGTGTGACCTGTAATACAAACGTAAGAAGAACCACCAACACGCACTACATCATCTTTGACGTAGGCGTAACCGGTAGTCCATAAACCGCGCCATACAAATCTCAATCTACCAATTTTAAATTCAGCCATTTTTGAATTCCTTTAGTATTCTATTCTATATTTATCTTTAAACATCAGTAGGATAATTTCTATCCTGTCCGATTATAACTGATAGATTGCCGTCCTCATCGATATAGTAACTCATAAATCTATCATCCCATCTGTACTGCTCATATTTTAAATTATCATAAACAAGTTCATGATTTACTGCTCTGCCATTAAAAAAATCAACACCAACTGAAAATTTATCATAATTTTCAGAAGAATCACCTTCGTTATTAATTACAACATCTTCGCCGTTTAATTGATCTATTCTAACAACGTACAGATCGCCTTCGTCAGTTCTTCTTAGAGCATAAAAATATCTCGGAGAACCGTTTAACAGTTCGCTTTGATTATTACCTAAAAAATATGTCATTAGTCGCTCCTTAGTTGATCTCTACATAACTTACAATACAGTCAATACTACTAGCCGTATTCGACTGCACTAATAATTCATTTTCAGGAGCCAATATTAGTTTTTCTCCTTGATTTACAACTCTTAGCGAGCTGTTTGGTGGAATAATCACGCCCTTAACATAGTATCCTGTGGTGCTGGAGTCATCCATAACCAAGACATTTACTGAAACATTTCCACCGGTTACATTTGCTAAACTTAACCCAATAACAGTACAACGTGTCAAAGGTGTGGTGGTCACTACCTGAACAGGAGTTGTTCCTACTTCTTTAAATACTGCGTTTTTAAAACTTGTTGCCATGGTTTATCCTAAAGTTAGTGCGAATGTAATTGAAATATCTTCAGCAACTTCTTGAGAAACTGCGCCAGCAGATCCTGCTGGACTTGCCCAACCAACCCCATCAAAAACTTCTAGTGCTTTAGTATCAGTATTGTATCGAGTCATACCCAATATAGCATACGCAGTTGGTCTTTCTAAGAATGTGCCTCTTGGTGGCACAAATCCATTGGTTCCTACAATTTTTAAATATCCGGTACCTGACTGGGTGATCTCGCTTACAGCGTTGTTGCTGACATTTGTGATAGCGTTATCAAATATTCTAAAATTTCCGAGATACACACCACCAGTACCGCTGCCATCTAGATACAAGTCATTGCCAGTAGAGGTGGTAATGGTATTGCCTTCAAAGACTAAATCACCAATGGTTAGTGTTTGAAGATTTGCTGTATCAGCAATAAAATTACTTACATATATTGATCTCCATTTTTTTGACGGAGATCCTAGATCAAATAAATTATTACCATCAGGAATTAAGTCACTAGCGATTCTAGCATTAATTACTACGGTATCAGTGTCACTATCACCGATAGTTAAATCACCACCAATTGTAATATTGCCTGTGGCAGAAATATCACCGGTGACTTGTAAATTTCCACTGATTTCTGTGTTTGATAAAAGATTAATTGTGCCAGTGCCGTTAGCACTGATATCTATATCACTATTAGAAACTGTTGTAGATATAGTGTTTCCAGTGAACTGTAGATCATCTACCTGCAGTTTTGCATGATATATTGTGGAATTGCCTGGGGCAGGAATAAAACTTATTGTCTGCTGTGTGCTGGAAATCGTGTTGCCGGAGACAGTTAAGTCACCGATAGTTAATTGATTATCTACATTTAGTACTGTGCTTCTTGTGGTACCATTAACATCTAATTCGTATTGCGGAGTAGTCGTGTTTATTCCGATGCGTCCAGGATCAACATCTAGATAAAGCAAGTCAGTCTCAAAAGCCAAATCCACACCATCTCTGATTAGGTTTGCTTTTAAGAGCGGACCGGAAATTCGACCAACAGCCATGTGCTCTCCTCAATACCCCGTGTTTCACGGTTAACCAATTTCTCAGCCTATTCGGCTCTTTGCTGGTTTACCACAGTTTGACCATACAAGAAATGGTCATTTCTTGTAATCAAAAGTATTTATTCAAAAACAGGTTTTTGGCTTGGTTAGCCTAAGATTATGCTATATAAATTTCCAAGGTTTTCCATTTCTTGTAGTGTAAGAAAGTCCCCTGGACCCGTAGCAACATACCAAGTGGTGCCATCATAACATTCCATCCAACCAATCTCACTGTTCCAACGTGTCTCTCCGACTTCGTTGCCAATGCGTTCTGATGTTATACCAACAGGTATGACAAAACCGTTATCGTCAGCGAACAAGTAGTAGCCATTGCCAGTTGAGTTTAATGTTAAAGCAGTGTTATTTAGGTTTTGAATTTCATTACTATTGAACCTTAATCCTTCTAAAAATACATTACCAGTATCTGAAGTAATTTCTAAAGGACTATTTGAATCTATCACTCGAATATCGTTGTCATTCGGAGCCAAATACATAATCCCACCGACTAAGATGCTGTTTTGTGTGAGATTCTCAACGTCAGCAGTTACTACCTCCACGCTAGTCCAGTTATATGTTGGACTACCTAAATCAAACATACCTGTTTCGCTAGGTATTACGCTTTTACCAAAATCTGATGTTATTGAAACATTATCTAAATTTTGATTTCCAATAGTAATCGTTCCGCCAATATTTAAATTACCAGTTAAAAATATAGAATTTTGTACTAATAAGTTTCCTGTAATAGTTGTGGGCTCGAGTAAATTTACAGTGCCGGTTCCTGCAGGATCAAAATTTACGTTTGTATTAGATACTGTTGCTGAAATCAAATTGCCATCAAATGACAAAGAGCTAGTGGTTAATCTGTCATGATTAAAATATGCATTTGGCTGTGTTGGGACAATATTTAATGAGCCAGTCGTTGTTGATATTGAACTATTAGCATTGAAAGATACGTTACCAATAATTAAACTTGAACCGATGTTTAGATCATTAGTTTCTAGTCGACCTGCAACATCTAAATCATATAAGGGATTATCAGTTTTAATACCTATGTTATTTGAAGTGACATTAAAATATAAAAAATCAGGATCTGAATGATTATTTCTAAATGTTAGGTCAACACCATCTCTAACTAAATTTGCATTTAGTAATTTACCGCTGATTTTACCTAATTCTGACATGATTACTGATCAAATCCATGTAGCACAGTGACATATTTTCCTAGTGGCACTGCTTCACTAAACACGGTATAGTATCCTGGTGTGTAAGGTGATCCTGTTGATGATTGACCTACTATACTAATGAGACCGCCTTGTGGTTCAGTGATTATTGTCTCAAGTACAGTCATTGTTATCGAAGAAACTGTATTCACAGTGTATGTGCCTACATTAGCAGTTACACCTGAAATAGTAATTGTTTGTCCAGATCTAAAACCCTTTGCAACAAAATCAACAGTCAAACTATCACTACTAGAAATAGTTTTGCTAATAGCAGTAAATGAAAGTATATTTGCTGTTACATTGGCTGGATTTTGAATAATTGTATAATTTGTATTAGAAATTTGAAATACGTTTTCTACTAGCACAATTAGATTCTGTCCGCCCCATGTGGTTCCACTAGCAGACGTTGCTGGTGGAGCTGGGATTAATGGACCAAATGTGGTTTCCTCATAGTCGCCAGGTCCAAGTGTCTGTTGTGTGATTCCACCAGATTCTTTAAATCTTAAATTTCTCCAGGCGCCGCCTTGATAACCTTCAAGTTGATTTGTATCTGTGTTGTATCGTAGATGCCCATTAGTTGGACTCAGCGGTCTGTCTGCTGTAGCACCTTTAGGTATAAGCATTGAGTTTGGACTATTAAAAATTACCTGCTCATTGATGTCTATAGCGACACCGCTATCTTTAACGTTTCTACTGTTTAACTGTGATCTTTTCAAAAACTTCATATTAAGCAACTCTTAACGATGACACTGTAACTGACAGTCTAGAATCTGCGCTGGCCACGGAGTATATACTATCACCTGTTTGTAATATAACTTTCTCCGTATCAAAAGTAAATGTTTCTCCTGCGGGTATACTTAAATTATGAATTATTTTGTTTGTATTTGTTGCAGTATCACCGCTTCTTACTAAATGAACACCACTTAGTACTACATCCGATGCGCTGTAATTACAAAAAAACAAAGTTGTAATTGCAACCTCTTGACCTGCAGATATGGTGTCGGTTATTGTTAATCCTGCACTTGTAACTAATGAACTCTTAATTGCCATATCTTTTCCTTAAAATATCATACTAAACACTAATGATCTTCTTCGACTAATAAGCTCATCAGATGTGGTCGTGTTCGTAAAAAATAAGCCTGTTGCTCCAGGCCCCTGTGTAGCCGAGCTATAAACTATATTTTTACCTGAAACACTAGACGGCGCAGATAACTGATTTTGCAATCCTAAAACTGCTTCAACATCAACTAGATTATTATTTGCGCCTAGTGTTAATTGATTATTGAGTGTGGTTATTTTATTATTAAATAAATTAATGTTGTTAACAAATAAACCGGAATTATTAATCACAGTCCTTATAGACCCGTCTACTTCAAATTCAATTTTACTTTCAACATCACCAGCACCAGTGTCATATGCTTGACCACCAGTGTTTAATTTTGTTGTTCCGTTATATCTATAAAATCCGCTGATAGGTGCGGCTGCAATAAGTGCCAATACATAATCTTGAACATATTTTCTATTAGGAATGTCGTCATCGTCAGTGATTCGGCTTTCGTAGTTAGGAACTTGACTAACACTAAGTACACCTGTGCCCGTAGCTCCAGTATTAAAACTTAAATCACCGCCACCTGTAAAAATAGTTGATGTTTGTAGACCTGCTCCTTGTGTGCCTTCTTTAAAAGAAAACGCACCTTGTCTACTATTACCCAAACCATCAGTATATGTGATAGTTTCATCCCAGAGAATCGTAGCATCTGCTAATGACCCTCTTTCAATTGCTATGCCTGAATAATCAAGACTGACACCTGCACCAGCTTCGCCTACATTCAAATAAATTATATTGTCTTTGACCGTTAGAGTTTCTGACTCCACAGTTGTGGTATCACCACGAACAGTCAAGTCGCCTGTGATAATCACAGAACCAATTTGGTTCCCGGTATCAAGAGTGATTGTACCACCTAGTTGGGTGATTACTTTATAATCACCATCAGAAACTCTAACTACTTTTGACATATTATTAGATCGCTGTTAATAGGATTACGTCTGCAGATGAATCGTTATCTAAAGTCCATGTGTAACGATTTCCGCTGAAATCTGTTGCAACACGTTTAGTGATTTTAGCAATTGCCACAGTTCCAGGAACTTGATCGTTTGTTGCACCTAATAGTTGAACTTCGCCATCTGCTGCTGGTGTTCCCGAAACAAGTACACCAACTCTTAGGTTAGTTGATGTTAATCCGCCTTGGCTTTCTGAATCAGTGAATTCATCAGTTGCCAATCGTTGCACAACAAAAGTCTTTGCACCGCGTTGTTTAACAATTTGATAATCTGTTTGTAATCCGCTGTCGGCTGTAAAATAGCCTTTTAGTTGAACACCTGCTTGAGCACCAGAATAAGATCTGATTACGTTTGTACCGAGTACATCTTTCTTTAGTGGACGTCCCATTTGTTTTCTCCTTTGTTGACGTTCTAGGTCTACGCAGAGGGATTCTGCATAAGTCCGAATTTACGGCTCTTATAATTAGACAAAGTATTTATCACTCAACAAAAAAGCACTCCGAAGAGTGCCTTTTGTTTTTTACTTTCTCTACTATTGTTAAATTAACTAAACTTAACGCTAGTGTCAGTAATAGCAACTTTACCTAGGTAGTCAGCTGCATTACCAAGAGAACTTGCTGTATTGTTCAACTCTACATAACCATAACGTGTCATGAAAGATACGACTGGTTCAAAAGTTGATGGGTCAAGTACAACACCGCTGCTCATCAATGGAATGTATGGGCAGTAGAATGCTGCGGCATCGCTTTCGCTGGTGCCTTTGTAACCGATCAATACATCTGCGCTGTCGGCCGCATAGCTGTTTACATATACCTTCATTGCACCATTCAATGTACCAACGAACTTAGTGTTTGTTGGAGCTTCGAATGTACCTTCTGTTGTACGAGCAAATGCGCTTGTAGTTGCAGACTGAAGAATTGTTAATGCAAATGGACTTACAACTGCCCAGTTACCTGCGCCACGACGTGTACGCTGAGCGATGATGTTAGCAACACGGTTGATTTGAACAGCTAGAGCAGCGTGTTCATCACCAACGAATGTAGCTGTACCGCTAACAGTAGCTTGGTTGTATGTCTGTAGTGCATTACCGGCCAATGTGCTTAGACTTGCTAAGATTTCTTGGTCAATTTCAGCTGTGATCTCTTGTGCAAGAGCAGCCATAATTTCTGCTTCGATGTCAATACCTTGTTGAGCTTGTGCATCTTGAGCAGCTTCAAACGTCCAGCGAGCAGACAATTTACGTGTCTTAGCTTCAACTGTTTGTTTCAAGATTTGAATGCTTAGTCTGTTACCAGCAGCACCTTCTAGAGCAGCAGTTGAAGCTGCCTTACCAGTTGTTGCGCCTGAGTATGACTCAGCAATCTTGAATGGGCTTAGAGCCTCTTCACCAGCTGTTGCACCGCTAGCACCTGCGTTAAATGTATCGCTGTAGCGAACACGTAGGGTATGGATTTGTCCAACTGGTCCAGTCATTGGTTGTACACCAACTAACTCGTTAGCAATAACGGTTGGCATAACGCGACGGATCACTGGAAGGATCACGCGATTTAGTGTTGCGACGTTGCCGGCAGAAGTAGCACCAGCTGTAGCAGATTCTTGAAGATACTTGCGAGTATTTTCGAGAGTCACGCCCATTACTGATTTCTTTGTTCCTTGTAGGCCTTCTAATAGGGCCTCTTTAGTCTCTGCCCAACGGCTTGATAGTAGTTCAGACATTTAAAATCTCCTTAATTTTTTAGTCCGGCCAAGCGACGAATGTCAACAATATTGTTGTCCTGCTCGGCGCTACGGTTTGCGTTGGTATTTTTATTACCGGTAATTTCTTTTGCCTCTACAAGTGCCTGTTTCTTCTGCGGAGCATTGCCCTCAATTACTGCTGGCAAATACTTATTAAAACTTTCCATTAGCTTGTGTGTTTGAACACTTTCTAATAGCTCGCTCATGATTTCCTTCTGATCTGCCGCTAACGGTGCCAAAAGTTCTGTCATGGTTTTTTGTCTTTCCATGCCTTCTTTTAATGCACGGATTTCAGCTTCTTTGCTTTCAATGACTTTTTGTGCTTTGATTACAACGCTTTGGGCTTCTGCAATCGTGAAGTCTTTCTTGTCTATGACCTTGAGCAATTTGCTGGTTTCAGATTTTTCATTCAAATAACTTGCTTGGAATTCGTTGCTGAATGCTTCGAAAATTCTACGTCCAAAATCTGCTTTACGAGCAGCATCAATGTCTTCGCGTAGCTGACCTAGTTCAGTTTTTAGGCTGTCCTCGACCACTGCTTCAACCATTGTTGCGGCACGTGCCACAAAGTCGGATTTAAGTTTAGCAAGTTGTTCTCTACCTTCTTTAATAAGTTTGACTTTGGTTTCTGCCAAGTCCTGCTTATCTTTGTAAAATTCTGCAATTTCGTTGGCTAGAGCTTCAACTACAAACTCTTCTAGCTTAAAGAATTTATCAGCCATGACTTTTTGGTCTTCATGCAATTCTTTGACTTCAGATGCTAATTGACGTGTAACGAATTCCTTCATCACCATCGCATCTTTTTTCATTTTCTTTGCATACTTGGCTTTTGCTTCTGCTAGTTGAGCACGATCTGCTACAAACTCGGCGATTTCAGGTGTTAGTTGATCAGTGACCATGCGATCAATGGCTTCAACCATAACTGCTCTATCGTGTTCGTAGCGTTTGCTGAACTCTTCTCTTAGCTCTGCTGAGACTAGTTCACGGTTCTCGTTTACACGAGCTTGCCATGCTTCCTCAATTTGAGCTTGGATTTCCTCGGAAATCACATTGTTTTCAAATAATTGTTTTAGAACATCCAACATGTGATTCTCCTCTTATTGGAGCTTGCTTATTATTCCTAATAAGCTCTCTTTTAGATAACGCTGTGCTGCAGGATCTTCCTTTGCCTCTTGCGCTATACGCAAGGCTCTAAGTCCACCACGAGTATTCATTAAGTGTTCATAGATTGGTGTTGGATATGCACCTGGTGCACTGGGTTGAGCTACCACATCCACTGTGATAATCTCGAAATCGCTAACTCTGCCAGTTCCGTCTGGGGAGACATTACCTGAGCCACGACTGGACACTCCCAACTTGACGCCGGATTCCAACATAGTTCTCACTAGTTGGCCCATTGGGGTTGGCAATATCTTAAACTTTCCATAACCATTAGGACCGTCCATCCACATTTCAGTAATCATGTGGCTGACACGGTCCAGGTTAATTTTTAAGTCATCTGGATGATCTACTTCACCTAATACCGAGTATCCGCCTGCAATTTGATCGTTCAAAGTTTTGACAGCTCGCTCAATCTCGTCTACAGGATAAATGCGTTGGTTGGCATTACGTATTCCGCCTTGAATGCAGATACCCTTCATGTAAAGGTTCTTTCCGTTTTCGCCTTCAGATTCGACTACCACACGGGCTTGGTCGAAACTGAGGTTTTCACGTAAGTAGTTCATCTTTTGCATTATTATCTACCTAATATGCTTTTTTCGCTATCAGGTTTACTGCCTTTCTTTTCTGCCCCGTGTCCTGCTGGAACAGTTTTTAGGTGCTTAACACCTGCTTTACCACCTGGAACATTAACGTTTCCGGCGTTCTCTTCTTTAGGTGCACTTGTTTTTCCGCCTTTTTCTTCTGCAGATCCTGCTGCGATATTAGCAGTTGTGCCACCCATATTATTTGCTTTAGCTACAATAGACTTGGTGTTAGCACCATTGTCTCCCATCTTTGCTGTAACTTTTTCTGTGTATTCACGGATGAATTGCTCGTCCATATCTGGATCATTACCTTCATCATCGTCATCACGGACTTCCATTGCTGGCATTTCTTCTTCGCCACCCATGTCGCCCATCTCTGGAGTCATTTCATCTTCTTCACCTTCATCACCCATGTCGCCTTCTTCTGCGCCCATTAGTGATTCAAATTCATCACGTAGTGCATCTAATGCGTCTTCTAGGTCAACTACACGGTCTTCTAATTCGTCTACTTCGCTGCCTGACAATGTAACTTCTTCGTCACCTTCATCGTCCATGTCCATTTCGTCGCCGCCCATCTCGTCGTCGGCTTCAATGTCGCCTAACATGTCATCGCCTGCATCCATGTCACCTGCTTCGGCAGCTGCCATGTCGGCTGGTTCTTCAGCTGGCATTTCTTCTTCAGAAGTAAAATCTTCTGCTAGTAATTCTTCGTAAATTTCGCGAGACTTTGCTACTACAATATCGTGAAACAGTTCACGAGCTCTGTTCTCGTCTTCGTTAATAAGATGCTCGAGCATCTGCTCGAATTTTGAACGGTCAGTCATGTTAGAAATCTCCTATAGGTTATGAGCTGTCATGTTATATTTACATATTATTATAGAATATATGCTGAAATGGTGGGTTTTTAGGCAATTTTCTGCCAATTGCCCATTATCTCTCTTAGAGATTCGTAAGTTATGTTCTTAAAATTAGGATATTCCCATCCTGGATTATAATATGTTCTTTCAACTACCCTATAATATTTAATCGAAAAGTTGTTTTTTATAATATGTTCGGTTTGTCTTTGCCAGTTGCCGTGATAAGTTGCGGGTTGATCTCCGGACTTATAATTTAATGTGCCTGCGTAGACATTATTGACCTTGCCTTCTATGCCTTCAAAATCAAATCCAAAAATATAAATTTCCATTGGCTTGTGTAGTGTAGCTAACTGTAGTGCTGTGGGTCCACTACTCCAACCTAAACTTGGTTCAAAATAGTTTAGTCCTTTATAATCCTTGTATTTGCTGCTGGGGTTGGTCCATACTTGATGTTGTAGCTGATAGTTTGTAGACACTATCTCTATTATCATTTTCGGATCTACAGCTATTAGATAATCAGGCGTGTATTCCCTGTAAACGGCATTACAGGCATATGTTTTTCCGTAGGATTTTACTTCTTCAAATTTAATATTTAGGCGGCTGCGGCCATTACCAAAGACAAAACTTCGCATAACTGCATTTATCTTTTAGTTTTTTATTAAGCAGCTGGTGCTGGTGCAACACCGTACATGTCATGGATAAATTGTAATTCGTCTTCCATTTCAAGTATATGTGCTTCACTAGATTTGCGTAATTCGTTGATTTGTTTTAGTGTTAGACGTGTTTTGCGTGTATCACTACGCTGTAATTCTTCAATATCTCGTGCAGCATCAAAGCGAAAGTCATTGCTTACGCTTTGTGTTTCTGGATTCAAATAAAATAATTCACGTAAAATCATATTGATATTTATCAAGCCGGGGCGGCTGGCGGTGGTGCTACGGCTGCTGTTGCACCGGCACCTGTGTCAGCCCCTGGCGGTGGTGCACCTTCAGGTTGTGCTAAATCATCTGGAGCACTGGTGTCTCCAGCTAGTTCAAGATCGCTGTCGATACCTGCTGCACTAAGACCAACACTACGCAATTCGCCACTAGCATCAGTACCTGTAATGTTTGCTTGGCCCTTTTCCTCTCTCCATAAACGCTCATTTTCTGCGATTTCCTCTTCGGTCATACCTAAGAAACGTTTAAGAGCAAATCTTTTACTTATGAATGGAATCGCTTGAATAGTATTAAACGTATTGATTCGTTGTCCATCAACTTCTGCTTGACGATAGCTGGCAAAGTTTTGTGGGGGTTGAAAACGTAACTCAAACAAACTACTATCAATGTTGACCCCACGATTATGTAAGTATCTTTTGAATTCTTGATCAAACACCGAAGTCAACAGTGTTTGTAAACGCATACAATAGTTGTTAAAACGTAATTCTTGAATATAAGCAGTACCTACACGACCATCATTGTATTGTGCTTGGCTGTCATCTGCACCTGTAGGCAAATAGCTACTAGGTATACGCAACGCACGAAACAGTTTATTAGTAAAATATTTTAAATCGTCAATTTCACCTAAGTTAGTGCCACCAGGTAGTGTATCAACTTTACTGCCTCTACCGTTTTCTGTCTGTGGGAAGAAATAGTCCTCGTTAATACTTAATGGATTGTACGCACTATCAATAACATTAACACCACCGCCTGATTGACTAGGAATTCTACGTTGATGAATTTCATTTTTTACACGTTCCACAAAAGCCATAGCCATGTGTGTAGGCATATTGCCCACATCAATATAAAAAATCCTACGTTCTGGGGCACGTTGTATACGATATATTAAAATAGCATCTTCAAGCAGTTCTTTCTGCTTGTAGACTTTAAACACTTGTTCAAGCAAACTGTTACCAAAAGGGTAGTTGTTATCTAAACCTTCGCTTAAACTTAGATGGATTACATGAGCAGCATCTACAGCCATCTCGTTTTCACCTAAATTGAATCTATCACCAGTCTGTTGAGGATATGCGCCAGTAGCGCCACGTGTTAATCCGCCGCCAGCAACATAACTGCTGCCACGATTGTTAGTCTGCATACTGTTAGGTTGTATCTGTGTAGCTACTAGATGTTTAAAGTTAGGTGCTAGATCACGGATCACATACTGTTCTGGTTTCTTTCCTTCGCTTTCATTAACAATGACTTTGACTAGTTTACCCGGATCAACATAAAACCATTTAGATGTTTCAGGATCTCGGATAAAAAATGCATCACCGTACTTGAACGTATTACGCACTACACGAAAAAATCTCGTGTCAAACTGTTGTAGTTTAAACCATTGTTGTAAGTATTCTCTTAATACTCTGATTTCAGTATTCGTAGCTTTGCTCTTAAATGTGAGACTGAAACCTGTGTTATTTTCTTTGTTCTTTTGTGTGCAAAATTCGGCTAAAATGTCTAAGGCAGCATTGATTTCTGGATCCATATCCATTGTGTCATACTGCATATAACGTTCGATACGGTTTGGTGAACCTGTATATACATCTGGCAGATATGAACTGTAATTTGTTCTTGCAGGACCTGCACGATTGGCACTGGTAAATGGACTTACATTTCCAGGATTAGATACAGCTACAGGTGTAAAATATTTTTTCCAACTCATTATTATAATCTATCGTAAACGTTACCGCCGATAGCCTTCGTTGCCTTAACTTGACGTTCAACCAAACTGTTGGTATCACCAGTCATCTTCGCTACTTGCGCCATAATACTATTTAAGTTAGTTAACTCTTTGACCACGTCGTTTAGAGTTGCAGATTTACCAGCAGGATCAGGCTGATCTGCTGGAGTAGATTGATTGGCTGCGGCCTGATTAGTTGTTTCGGCTTCTGCGGTAGGGGCCGGTGCAGCTGGCTCTTTTCGTTCTGCGGCCACTTGTTGTGCCATGGCTTGTGCTTGTGGTTTGGCACTGATTCTTGGCATGCCGTCTGGACCAAAACTAATCTGATCCATCGATGGCATTTTAAATTCGGTTGGTTTAGAAGGCTTTCCTCCTGCTGTGTTTAGTAAAGAAGGAGTAGCTACAGATTTTTTCATTTCTGACATGGATTTACCTATGTCAAAAATTGATTGATTTTTTCCTTCTACAGATTTTTTAAGTTCACTGATACTAGTGGTAACATCAACGTTACCTGGCATTTTACTAACATCGATTTTGGGCATTGATTTAGCCATTTCATTCATCGCCGAAGTTAATCCTTCTGTTCTAGCGCCAGTCATAAAACTTCTAGCCTGTTCTGGTGTTAATACCATTTCGCCTTTGTGTATCTTTGCTAGTATATCATTAGGTTCAAATGGTTGACCAGTTTTACCCATAGTGCCCGCGTCTCTACTAGGAATTTTGGCATTGAAGTTTTTTACCTCCATAACATCGGTTATGAAATTCTTAGCGGCCATTGCTCCTTTACCAAGTGCTTCGAATCCGCCGCCAACTATCTTATCAGCACCTTCAACTATAGGTTTAGTAACTGGTCTAATTGTGCCTTCTATAGTTTCTCTAGAGCTTGCAGGTGCTTTTTCTGGACCTCCTAATCTAGCTTGATTTCTAAGACTTTGCATGTATTGTTTAGCAGTATCTGATGTAGTATCACCGGCTCTAACACCTTGACTCATTAGATCACTTTCTGCGAATTTTTTAGCAGATTTAGCGATACTGCCCTCATTTAATGGTTTAACCACTTGATTTGCTATAGCTGCCACAGCATCCTCGGATCTAGCCGTCACTGCTATCATTGCCTGTGTGATTCCATGCCGTGCCTTTTGTTCTTCTTTGATAGCCTCACGCTGTAATTTAAGTGCATCAGCAGTGCCTTTTAATTCTACACCCATAGCCTCAGCAGCCTTTTGGGTTTTTACCATTCCATGATATGCAGCATCGTTAGTTTCGATGTTTTTCTTCATAACGCCAGCAGCATCGCCTACACCAGAGGCAGTAAGTGACAATAATGCTCTATTGTTCTGATTGTTCATATTGCCGACTTTGGCTGCTTCCATAGCTTGCTCGCTGGCTGCAACATTGCCTTTGCTTAGAGCTGTAGCACTGTTAGCAGTTTCTCTAGCTGCATCGCCTAATAAAGCCACTTGTAAAGCAGCTTCTTTACTTCTAACAGTGTTAGTGGCAAACATTTCTTTGAATACTGCTTCAGTACCCATGGCTTGAGCTGCGGCAAGCTGTTTGTCAAAATTTAAACGTGCTGCTTTTTCCGCATCAGCACCTTCGGTAAGTCCAATCAGTCTAAATTTGGCTTCAATTTGGCCATTACGTCTTGTTGCTTCTAATTGTTCCTCTTGTTCTTTGCGTGATTTTCCCGTTAGTTTGGAAATAAGATCCATTTCTTCAGCTAATGACGCTGCTGCTTGTGCTGTTCGAATTTGACCAGCAACGCTGGTATCTGTGGTAGATTTTTGTGCGCCTATCTGTAGTGCAAGAACTTCATTTAAGTCCTTGCTACTGTAGCCCATTTGACGTAGATTTTCAGTTAACCCACTGTCAAAGAATGTTTTGCTGAAATCTGTGAATACTTGACTGCCTTTGGTCACGCTACCACCAAGACCTGCAAAATCTTTACCACTCTTTGTTACTACAGCGCCTAACTCATCTAATGTCATTCTCGAGTTCGCTGCCGCAACTTTCATACCTATAATATCGTTATTAAAAGAATTGCCAGTGGCGCTTAACTTATTAAAGGTACCGATGCTCTCAGTGACTTCTTTTTTAACTGCCTCTACTGGATTTCTAAATTTCTCCAAGGCTTCACCGAGAGATTTAAAACTTAGTCCTAGGTCTTTTGCTTCTTTTTCAGCCATATTTTTCCACCAGAAAAATGCGCATATAAATACGCTACATTATATTTATCGGAGTAATTATGACGCCAAATAACCCTTTACAAAAGTATTTTAGGCAACCAAAAATATTCATGAGCTTGCCTAGCAAAGGTGTCTACTACCCTGAAGGTGCGTTGCAGGGAGATCATACCAATATTCCAGTTTTTGGTATGACCGGCATGGATGAGATCATTATGAAGACCCCAGATGCATTGTTTAACGGGGAAAGCACAGTCAAAGTGATAGAAAGTTGTTGTCCTTATATCAAAAATGCTTGGAAAATGCCTAGCATAGATGTTG